ATGACATTAAGAGGATTATGTACAAGATCATATTGTGTAATATCATTTAATGTACTTGTATAATCAAAAACTGCTTGTTCAAATACAGGCATACCACAATCACCTCTCAATTCTGGTATTATTGGAAGCTGCGCAACATCTAAAATCGGATCAACAACAGATGCTGCGTCCACGGCTGGCAAAGCCTCCTCAACGAGCGGAGGTAATATATTCGGTACATCTTTAAGCCAGTTTGCATTTCTAATTGCATCACGACGACGTCGATTCACTTTATTTAAGGTTTTCTTCACCCTAGTAACACGTTCTATTAAGTTGTTGCCGATAACATCTTCAACAACAACATCATTAAAAGTGAAAACGCCAAAGTGGTCTAAATGCATATCCAGTGCGCGACGTGATTCACTTGAAGGCTCCCACGGAGCAACTTTACCTTTACTTCTGAAAAATTCAAAGAACTTGTCAACAAAATTTGAAAAAAAAACCTTGTCTGAAAACAAAACTACTCGCATCTCTGCGTAAATTATCAAAATAAGCTGCAACAGCTTTGGTACGCCGCACACGTGCAGAAGCAGCCAACATTATGATAGAAAAAGAAGCCCTATCAAAATAATCAGCACCCATACAAGATTTCAAACGAACATGTTTCCCACCAATGATGATAGATGCGGTCAAAGATCTGGCATAATTCATGATAGACGAAAAAGAGAATTTTGAGTCATCCTTTGACAAGGCATATTTGTAAACATCATCACACCAATTTTTCATAACGACCAACCTAGGTAAATCTACCCAGCGCGTGGAACATCCTTTGGCGACCCAAGTCAAAACATCTGGAACAACTGAATATGTATCACTAATGGCTCTAAAATTGAGCTTTCTCCTTAAAAAAGAAGTATCATTAAAAGGTGTCCTAAAAGCATGTAACTTAACTAAAGGGCCAAATCTTTCCTTAACCTCAATAGCTATGTTAAAACTCTCACCTTTAACTAAAACAGTCGTCAACCAAG